CCATATTAATGAAAACGATGACGTCCTTCACCGGGCGTCTTTTTATATACACAAATTTATGAAAGTGAGGGAACGACAATGAGAGAAATTTGGAACATTGTTCAGATGATATTTGCAGCTGTGGGCGGTTGGTTGGGTTACTTTTTGGGAGGTTATGATGGGTTTTTGTATGCTTTGATTGCCTTTGTGGTGATCGACTATCTGCTTGGGGTCATGTGTGCCATTTTAGAAAAGCACTTATCCAGCGATGTAGGTGCTAAGGGGATTTTCAAGAAAGTAGTGATTTTCTCCCTAGTAGGTGTGGCGCACATCATTGATCAGAACATTATCGGAGATGGTAGTGCCATTAGAACAGCAGTGATCTTCTTCTATCTGTCTAATGAAGGGATTAGCATTATTGAAAATGCAACAAGACTTGGACTGCCTATCCCCGAGAAGCTCAAAGACATCCTAGAGCAGCTAAAAGATGGAGGCGATAAGGATGGCACTAAGTAATTTAAAGACAAAATACATGACCAGAAATGATTGTTATACAGCCGGGAGAAAGATCACACCAAAAGGCATCATGGTTCATTCCACCGCTACGCCGGGAGTGATGGCCGCCGATTGGTTCAGTAGATGGAACAAATCCTATAAGGCTGGTGAAATCAATCGTCAGGTTTGTGTCCATGCCTTCTTGGACGATAAGGAAGTCTGGCAATACCTACCTTGGAATCATAGAGGCTGGCATGCAGGAGGAAAAGCGAATGATACCCACATCGGTTTTGAGATATGCGAGCCGAGTGGGTTTTCTTATTCAGGTGGTTCTAACATGGTAGGCTATGATGTGAAGAAAAATGAAGCCTACTTTAGAAAAGCCTGGCAGAATGCAGTGAATCTTTGTGTTCATCTTTGTAGAGAGTATGGTCTGACTGAAAAAGACATCATCAGCCATGCAGAAGGAAATAAGAAGGGGGTCGCATCCAATCATTCCGATGTAGGGCACTGGTTTCCAAAGCATGGGGAGAGCATGGATACCTTTAGGGCTGCTGTGAAGAAGGAACTGGAGAATGCAGATGATGGAAAAGAAGATTTTGAAGTGGGTAATATTGTAGAAATCAAAGCGTCTGCCAGAACCTATTATCCAGGAGGTCCAATCATTCCAAACTGGGTGAAATGGAACTATCACCTGATTACCCAGGATGTGTTTAATGGAAAACCTGTGATCAAAGGCGGCAAGGAATGTGTTCTACTTGGTAAAACCATTTTGAAAAGCACCATGGATGAGAAGGCTGGTATTATGACCTGGGTTGATAAAGATAATCTTGAGATGGTCAGTGCTGGTGTGGAGGTCGAACCTGAGAAGGAATCCGGTAAAAAATACTACCGGATACAGGTAGGCGCCTTCAGCGAAAAGAAGAATGCAGAGGCCCTAATGGCTCGCTTAAAGAAGGCAGGATTTGTTGCCTACATGAAGTATGAATAGAAGGAAAATCTCAAAATTATAGCCGGTGTTATCTCTACAGCATCGGCTTATTTTTATCCCTATATATAGTAGAAATGACTTGATAAATACTCGTTTTAGAGTGATATATACTATGACGCCGATACCCTGAAGCCTTGAATTATAGGCGTTTCAGGGTTTTATATTTTAAAGCGGTGTTTGGATGGTCATTCAAAATAATATATCAGAATGGCTTACTAAGCGAAAGGAGGAAAAAACATGGAGAGAACCATATCAGGAAGCACATCAGGCATGAGCGATGGAATCTTTAGATACGGAACGCCTAGAAATCGTCCTAGTGAGTTGAGCATAGGAAATTTAGCGACCGATGAACATAGATTAAGGGTTGCTTCATACTGTAGAGTCAGCACAGAAGAAGAACTTCAAATGAATTCTCTGGACAATCAAATCGTTCATTACACCAATTACATCCGATCAAACCCTGAGTGGCAGTTCGCTGGTGTCTTTTCAGACCTGGGCAAGTCCGGAACAAAGATGGAAAGCAGAAATGGATTCAATAAAATGATCCGCTATGCCAAGGCAGGGAAAATCGACTTGATAATCTGCAAATCAATCTCAAGATTTGCGCGAAATGTCATGGATACGTTGAAGGTGATTAGAGAGTTAAGGGACAAGAAAATATACGTACTCTTTGAGAAAGAGAATCTCTATACGGGAGATATGCAGAGTGAATTCATTCTTACGATGCTCGCTGCAACAGCTCAAGAAGAGAGTCGAAGCACATCTGAAAATATTACCTGGGCCACATCAAAACGCTTCGAACAAGGAGAAGGTAGGTTTGTCAGGATCCTTGGATATAAAAAGGTAAAGGGTAAACGTTGGGTGATTGATCAGAAGGAAGCAGCTGCGGTACGTGAGATTTTCAGACAGTATTTAGAAGGCAGAACCCCTACAGAGATTGCAAATCACTTCATCAGAAACGGTTATTTGAAAGCAAATGGAAGAAACGACTGGACCAATGTTGCTATTACATCAATCCTTAGAAATGAGCGTTATGTAGGTGATGTCATTTGCCAAAAAACATTTACAGAGGACTACCTAACACATAAGCAGGTAACAAATGATGGGCAGAAAACAAAGTACTACATCAAGGACCATCACGAAGGGATCATCGACAGAGAAACATTTGATAAAGTCCAACAGATTCTTAAGCCAAAAACTAAGGGGGTTAAGCGTGGCCCGAATAAACGCTATGATTTCACTGGAAGAATAGTCTGCGGAGAGTGTGGTGCAAACTTTCACCGCTACCAAACAAGAGGTTATGTGACATGGCGATGCAGCAACCGTAGGAAAAGCACTAGGCTTTGTAAAATGGATGGGATTAAGGATGAAATGATAATCAAGATACTTAAAAGAGCCTTCATAGAAAAGTTTGAGATTGATCCCAAGGCACCTGCGAAAAGACAAATTATTCAACTTGAGAAAAACCTTCTCAATACAGAAGTTTTGAGGGATGGAGAACAGAATAGATTACGACTTGAACTTGAAAAAGCCCTCTTTGCAGAGAGCATGGCAGTTATTGAGAATAAAGATGAAGCTGAACTGGAAAAGCAAAGAATAGCCATCGAAAAAACAATCTCTGAAAGAGAGCCTTGGTGGGCGATGATTGATTCAGATGATCGATATAGAAAAGAAGCCATAGCCGAACTAGGTAAAATAAAACAATCCACCAATCCTATCAATGAGCTTTACAAAAAATTAGATAGTACAAGATTCTTAAGGGCATGGATGACACGTGTAATAGCGGAGTCATCTTTTTTATTGAAAGTGATATGGGTGACCGGGGAGGAAACAGAAATAAGTCTTGACGAAGGAGGAGATGCTTAATGAATAATGAACAAGCACGAAGGCTACCGGCATCAAGAGTCAGCATCATTCCGGCTCGGACAAGGACTTCAAGGAATGAAGAGAATTTTGATGGACAAAAGAAGAAGATTGGCGTTTATGTCCGGGTCTCAACAGACTCAGCCATGCAGGCGACCAGCTATGATATCCAAGTGTCCTATTTTAAAGAGTATGTAGAGAAAAACCCCAACTGGGAGCTTGTAGAAATTTTTGCAGATGAAGGTTTATCAGGAACCTCTACCAAGAATCGAGTTGAGTTTAATCGAATGATTGAGCGCTGCCAGAACAAAGAAATCGACTACATCATCACCAAGTCCATCAGCAGATTTGCGAGAAATACTTTGGATTGTCTTCACTACATCAGAATGCTTAAGAACCTTGGGATTGGGATTTACTTTCAAAAAGAGAATCTGGATACCTTAGACAGCAAGAGTGAATTGTTCCTCACAATTTTATCATCCATGGCCCAGGAAGAGTCACGGTCCATCTCAGAAAACACAAAGTGGGGCGTTCAGAAAAGGTTTCAGCAAGGAAAAGCTCATGTTCCAACGACCTATTTCTTAGGCTACACTGAAGATGAAGACGGGAACATCACCATCGATGAAAAGCAGGCCAAAGTGGTAAAGCGAATATATCGAGAACTCCTTGAAGGGAAAGGTACACCTACAATTGCCAAGGAACTGATGAGGGATGGGATTAAGACTGCGAGAAATAAGAAGACCTGGACTTCGGACTCTGTTTACAAGATTCTGAGAAATGAAAAATACAAAGGTGATTGTCTAGCACAAAAGACCGTGACGGTAGATTTTCTGACCCATGAGCGAGTGAGAAATAAAGAGCATCAGCCGCAGTACTATATTAGAAATCACCATCCAGCGATCATTAACGAGGAAGATTGGGAAAAGGTACAAGAAGAGCTGAATAGACGTAGTAAGATGTTTAGGGATCCAGACAATAAATACAACATGGCTTATAGCGGGGCAGCGCCTTTTTCAAATAAACTCTTTTGCGGAGAGTGTGGAAGACCAGTCACCAGAAGACGGCTCACCACTCACTGTGGAGAGGATAGAGCACCTGTGAAGTTCACGGCTTGGCACTGTAGAGTTGCTTCCAAAAGAGATCCAAATTTTAAAGACTGCAAATGCAGTTATGTCTGGGAGGAAGAACTAGAGCGGGCCTTCATGAAGCTTCTCTTCGACATAAAAAGGGATGAGGCTAAACTGATTGAAGATGTGGAGCTGGCCATTGAAGAAGCCTCATTAACAGAGGAAGAAGACAGAAGGCTAAATGAGCTGGGCACCCAAATCGATAGGATCACAGATAAAATTACTGCGATGGCTACGAGATCATCAGGGTCAAATGAGACCATTTACGAGGCGACTATGAGGCACTTGATATACGAACAAGAGATACTTCAAATGGAGTATGATGGGCTGAGTGAGAACAAAAAGGAAAGTGAATACCTTGAAGAGAATCTGAAAATCCTAATTGAAGTCCTCGGAAAAATCAAAGGAC